ATTAATTTGACAGAAGGAACACCACATATACTAGGACGCAAGTCAAGAATAAAAGAACTTAACCGTTATTATATAGTATATATTTTAATGTAACATTAAAATATAGTTTGAAATTAATTATTTAATTTAATTAAATAATTAAAAATAAATATCTACTTTAAATATAATAACCGTCAAATAAGTTCAAGGCTTTAAAAAGCTCTTTTAGGTTTATCATTTAATAAACACACCCGTTTATTTAAGGATATGCCTAATAAAAATAAATAATTAAAATTTAAATTAAAATACTTGTATTAGTTTAGTTTATAATTTACAATTACATGAACCTACACGATTATTTGTATAATCATTTATATCAAGAATTGTACACCCTTTATATTTACTAAGTTCATTTTCTAAATCAGTTTTATTATAAAGTGCAGTGTATTTACTACCTTGATTACTTGCGTTAACACCATATTTATCCATAATAGATAACATTTCATTGGATAATTTTTGTTTATTATTTGTATCACTAAATGTTTCTTTTTGGTTTGCTTTACTACTTAAATTAATATTAACATTTAAAGGTGTTTCTTGTTGTCCTAAAGAAGACATAGAAACACCTTGTGATTTGTCTTGATAATTATTGTCTAATTGATTTAAATATTGTTGTATTCCTACCTTAACTGAAGTAATAACATCATTTACTTGTTGAACATTTTGTTCTGACATATCACTAGAATAAGTTGCGTCTGAAGAATAAGGGTCAAATTCAGCAGTAAATAAACTTCCAGGACTATAATTTAATACAGGAATACTTCTTGTAATTTCTATAGTTTTGATAAGCCATTTTTGACTTTCAAAAACATTTGTTGTATAATAAGGTCTTAAAGCAAGATTTCCATTTTCATATTGAAGAGCAAAGTTATCGTTTATTTTAGGTTTTGTAACAAAATACTTAGATATAGAATCTTCATATTCAGTAATTGTCCATAATTGCGATTCATCATTGCTATTTTTTAATTTAATTGATAATAGATTATTATTTGAAACTGAATAACAACCACCTGATGTTTTATTAGCAATTGTTGGTATATGTTTAATTAAATAAAAATCAGTTTCATTCATAGTTTTAACATATTCTATATTAAACCCAATACCAAAATGGCGGGACATAATAGATTTATTAGTTAAACGAGGATTTATAGTTATTTGGGGGCACTCAGGATTTTGAGTTGGTGTTGTAGTTGTTATTACAGTTGGTGATTCTGTCGCTGGTGTTGTAGTTGTTAAAAAAGGTTCAAATGTTTCAAAATACATAAAGTATAAAATTAAACCTGTAACTATCATTAACATAAATATAGTAGTCATAAACATTAATTTTGATTTAATCATTTTTTAAAAATATTATTTCAATTTATAATAATTATATATATTATTTTATTAATAAATAATAATAATAATTTTTTATTATATTTATTATATTTATTATATTTATTATATTTATTATATTTATTATATATATTTTAGATATTTAAAAACTAAAAATGTTTAAATTAATAATAAAAGGTAATATATAAAAAATAGAACTATTATATTAACTATTTATAATTGTTGTAGTAATTTAGTAAATATATTTTCTTGTTTATTTGTTTTACCTTGTTGTATAGTTTTTAATATTTGTTGTCCTTCGTATGAATTAACAGTTTGTTCTAAAGGATTAATACTTTTAAATTTATTTTTTACAGGTTCTTCTGTAGTTAATGAATCATCTGTATTTAATGAACAACTACTATACACTTTAATTGGTTTATAATTTTTAGATTCTTCAACAATTCTTTCATTATTAATTATATCTTGAGCATTTATAATTTGTTTATTGAGATAATTAATTTGATATTGTTGATATGCTTGTTGATTTTCTAAATTAATAGTTTCAACATCAGTTGATTGAATTAAATTATTATCTTCTGTTTCTTTATTATTTTTAATTTCTTTTAATAAATCAACTAAATTATTTAAACTAGATAAATATTCTTGAAATTGTGGGTCTGTTAATGAACTTGCTTCATTTTTACCTAAAACTTTAATATTTTCTGGTTTTAAAAAATCATTAATTTTGTTTGTGCTAAATCCTTCTTTTATATTATTTGAATTTTTATTATTTGTATTATTTGAATTTTTATTATTTTTTTTATTATAATATCTTAGTAATTTGTAAAATACAATAATAGTAAGTCCAATAACAATATGAGATAATTGACAATTATGATTTTTATTATCCATACATAATAAATAAGATAATACAATAACTAATAAAATAACTATTAAATCTAAAATCATTTTAATTACAATTGTTTATATATATTTATAATTTGTATATAAAATATGTTAAATTATTATTTTAATTTAATATTAGTCTTATCCTTAAATAAACAAGCGTGTTTATAAATTGATAAATCCAAAATAACTTTTAAAAGCCTTGAACTTAGTTGACGGTTATTATATTTAAAGTAGATATTTATTTTTAATTATTTAATTAAATTAAATAATTAATTTCAAACTATATTTTAATGTTACATTAAAATAAATACTATATAATAACAGTTAAGTTCTTTTATTCTTGACTTGCGTTCTAGTATATGTGGTGTTTCTTCTGTCAAATTCATAATATTTAAAATACTACTATATCAAGGCACTATATACTAATTACTTTCTCCATTTCATTTCGCTTTTATACCTTAGGGTTGAAAGCATATAAGTTTTATAAACATTAATATACGTATTGTGTGTCGATTTATCTTTTTAATGGTATATGTATCAATGTAAGATAGAAAAACAGTAATCTAATTTAATAGGATATTATGTTTCAATTAAAAAATATATATATTTATTTTTTAGTGCAAATTAAAATATACATTATATTATTAACTAAATAAACTATACTTATAATATATAAACCACGATTATTTATTAGAGGATAAGCCCATTATTTATTAATTATTAATTATTAATTATTAATTATTAATTATTAATTATTATTCTTAATTAATAATTAATAAATAATAAAAAATAAAAATAAAAATTAAAAAAATAATAAAAATAAAAACTTAACATAAATTAAATAAAATAATAAGTTAATAAATCAGTACGTCATTCTACAAAAATTTTTCATTCATTACATATTGTTAATAAAGTATTAATATTGTCACGAATAATATAAGGGTCGTTAGTTCCATAATCTAAAAGGTCAGTTATACATTGTTCTAAATTTTCTCTAACTGTTGTTGGATTGTGTTTACAAGTTTCATTAATATTATTTTGTACATTATTAAAATCATTAGAACAAGCAGTAGTTGCTTCTAATCTAGTTATTGGTTGATATAAGTTGCTTTGGGAAGGGAACTAGAACATTACGTGAGTTTTCTGTATTATTTTTACTATTTAAAAGAGAATTTTTCGGCAAGAGCAGCAACAATCTTTTGAGAAAGTTTGAAGGAATCTTCAGAGGAAGCAACTTTGGAAGTAAGAGACGATTTTAATAAATCTGTTATATCTTCAGCATCAGGGACAGTTCGTAAAGGTGGTATATATTTTGTAGTTGTTGGTTGTGTAGTTGTTGGTTGTGTAGTTGTTGGTTGTGTAGTTGTTGGTTGTCTAGTTGTTGGTTGTGTAGTTGTAGCCATAGTTGTAGTTGTTATAGGCATAATACCTCCATTTAAAACTATTTGTGTATCATCAGTAAGATGTTTGATTTTTAAATCTTGTTCTTTCATTTTACTTTGTAATTCATTTTCTAATTCTTGTTCTCTTAAATATTTATGTATAGAATATGGATTAATATTTATACTAAATAAATCTATTTTTTTATATTTTAAATAAATTAATATTAATATAATTGCTAAACATAAAAGTATTAATAACTTTAATTTATAGTGTTTATTTAATTTCATTATGTTGAATTTCGTTTTATGTAGTTATATTAATTATTACTTATATTAATTATTACTTATATTAATTATTACTTATATTAATAATAGATAAGAAATTTACTATAAAATAATACTATATTTTTTATTAATATAAGTAATAATTAATATAAGTAATAATTAATATAAAAAATACATTTATATTTATGTTTTCTTTAAATATAAAAAAAAAGAACATATTAAAAATATAATTTTATTGCGTTAAAAAAACAATTTAAAGATATATTTATAATATAAATCATAAACCGAAACATATTCATCGCTTTATTTCTATTTAAAAATGTCTCTTACTTCCAAAGTTGCTTCCTCTGAAGATTCCTTCAAACTTTCTCAAAAGATTGTTGCTGCTCTTGCCGAAAAATTCTCTTTTAAATTTGAAGAAGGATGGACTACCATTAGTTCTCGTCCAATTGAAACTATTCAAAAGCGCCTCCGTCGTGAAAAGCGTCGTGCTAACCCAACATTAGCCATCAAGCACGCCCGCACTGCGTTTAGTTTCTTTACCCAAAAGCAACGCCCTCTTTCTCAAACGGCTCATCCCGAAGCAAGTTTTGGACAACTTTCCCGCTATGTATCTGAAGCTTGGAAGGCTTTGACCCCAGCCCAAATGACTGAGTTCAAGAGTCTTGAAATGGCTGATAAGGAACGTTATCAAAAGGAGCGTGCTGAAGTTTTAGCTAACTTACCAGTTGCTACCGATGTTGTTGTTGAACCAGTTGAAGAAGTTGCTGAACCCGTTAATGAAAAGAAAGTTCGCAAGGCTAAGAGTGTTGAAGCTAAGGCTCCTGAAACTCCTGCTCCTGCTCCTGCTCCTGCTCCTGCTCCTGAAGCACCAGCCAAAAAAGCCAAGACTCCTAAAGCCAAGGCTGAAGTTCAGGCTGAAGTTCAGGTTGAAGTTCAGGCTGAAGTTAAGGCTGAACCCAAGGTTAAAACCCCAAAGGTTAAGGCTGAACCTTCTGAGGCATCCACTGAAACTGCCAAGCCTGCCAAGCCTGCCAAAAAAGCTAAGAGCCCCAAGGCTTAAATATTTTTAATAATTATTTAATACTAAATAATTTATATTTTTAATTAAACATTTTTTTTATTTTTTACATTAATTTAATTTTATTATATTATTTTATTAGTTTATTAGGCTTATCCTTAAATAAACGGGTGTGTTTATTAAATGATAAACCTAAAAGAGCTTTTTAAAGCCTTGAACTTATTTGACGGTTATTATATTTAAAGTAGATATTTATTTTTAATTA